TTTCAATGAAGATGCGAGTACGCTCATTGTATTGATCATTAGAAGATAAACAGTTGGATAATTCTTTCATATTTTTATTTAGTTGTTTTAACGGATCGCGAGCAGATGACAGGAAGATCTGGGTTGCATTGAATGGCTGACAACATGTGTAACCTGTTATGCTGTGTTTCAAACACAAGACGCAATGGTGCATTTTATTATGTGCAATGAAGAAATTTTAAGGAACGAATTATGACTTATGCAGACACAACCACCTTTATCAAAGACACCAGTAGAGAATACTCAATCTATGTCTGTCAAAGCCGGGGAATTCCATCCGTTAGCGATGGACTTAAAGATGCCCAGCGTAAAGCACTATTTGTGATGAAAACCCAAAATGAAAAACTTAAAACAATCTCACTGGCAGGCCGTCTTATAAGCGAGAACATCTACCTGCACGGCGACGCGGCCGCATGCGATACCATTTCTCTCATGGCTGCACCATATTGCAACAACGTTCCGTTGTTAAGCGGTATTGGTGCGTTTGGTACAAGAGTTGGTCCAAGTGATTGGGGTGCTCCTCGCTATACATATGTCAAAAAGAACGCGCATACCGAAGCATTGATTTATCAGGATTACGATATTATCCCACTTAAGGAAAACTACGACGGATCGGTACTCGAACCAAAACATTTTCTCCCGCTAATTCCGCTTGTGCTGTTAAATGGTGTAAGCGGCATTGCAGTTGGGTGGAGTACTGAAATACTGCCGCGTAGCATGTCCGATTTAATTGAAGCAACACTAGCTGCAATTGATAATAAGAAGAAATTCCCCGATATATTGCCTAACTATGACTACCTTAGCTGTAATGTAAGAGGTATAGGTGATAATGCATACGAGTTTGTTGGTAAGGTTGTAGTTGACGGCAGCAGTGTAATTGTACACGAGTTGCCACCAGATCTTTCTCTTGAAAAATTCAAAGATCGATTGAATAAAATGGAAGATGAGGAACTGATACAAACCTATGTAGATCGCAGCACCAAAGATATTAAAATTGAAGTGCGGTTTAAACGTGGAATGATCAACGGGTGGACTGAAAGCAAGGCGATCGAGTTTCTCAAACTACGTAGCAAAAAAACAGAACGAATAGTTGTGCTCGATTGGGATGGCAACAACATCAAGCAATACGACAGTGTAGAAAAGTTGGTACGAGACTTTGTAGAATGGCGTGTGTCATTTTATGCAGTTCGTTATAAAAAGCTAATAGCCGACGCAACATACCAATTAAACTGGAATCAAGCACTAAAGTTGTGCTATGATAAAGGATTGCCAGCATTCCTTCCTAAGGCAAAAAATCGAGCTGAAATCATTACTAAAATAAAAGAGATAACAGCTAAAATTGTAATCGACGAACATCAACAAGACAGGCTTGCTGCACTACCTAGCTATCGGTGGGCACAAGATGCATACAATGATGTACTGTCAACCATTGCAGAACTTAGTTCTACAATAAAAGATTATCAAGCAATACTAGACGATCCTGCTAAAATGCGTGCAATATATCGACAAGAAGTTTCTGCACTCAAAAAGCTTCACAACGTCGAGCGGTAAATATTAATATGAAAGCTAAAGATTTACGAACCCAAAAAAAAGAAGGAGCAGGGTGTCTTATATTCTGCCGAGAGACTGATCGATTTTTATTAATCGAGCGCAGCGAATACGTACCAGTGCCACTTACGTGGAGTTTGCCTGGCGGCGGAGTTGATTACGGAGAAACACCAGAAGAAGCAGCGCGCAGAGAGATTCACGAAGAAATAGGGTTTGATGTAGGCGATAATCCTTTCAAACTTATCTATACAAACGAGATGCATGCCCCTCGCTTTAAATTTTACACATTTGCTTGTACTGTAAAACACGAATTTAAACCACAGTTAAATTACGAAAGTTCAAATTATACTTGGTGCGATTTGTCAAATCTCCCTTCACCGCTGCACTGGGGTGTTGAGCAGCTAATCAACCACGATTTGTCCGCAGAACTGCTTAAGAAGTTTGTGGAAGAACAAAAAGATATACACAGAAACAGACACTAAAGCAATTTGCGGTTATGTACATCAACTGTTGACACTTTAACAAATTAATGCTAAATTATAAACAGGAGGACTAAATGGACCTGTTAGATATTACCCATGTGTCTGCGTTGCTGGCTAACTGCAAAAAAGCTGTAATCGGGGTAAGCGGTGGCATAGATAGCATCACTATGTTGCATTGGTTTGCAGCCAATCGCAAGCTATTGCAATGCGAATTAACAGCTATGCATATCGACCATGGTATTCATCAAGACAGTGATAAATGGGCCGAGTTTGTAAAAAAAGAGTGCAAAGCGTTGGGATTTCAATGCACTGTTGTTAAAGTTAGTCTCGACGGGCTTGGTAACAATCTTGAGTATGCAGCGCGAAAAGCAAGATATAAAGCTTTTTGCGAAAGCAATGCAGACAGCATTATTTTAGCGCATCATGCAAATGATCAATGTGAAAATTTCTTTCTTAAACTTTTTCGAGGCAGTGGTATTCGTGGGCTTAAAAGCATGGTTGCTAACTCGCCGTGTTGGTACGATACCAACATCGCAGTTATTCGGCCTATGTTAGACGTGCCTAGGTCTCAAATTGAGCTTTGGGCAGAAGAGAACCATGTGGTAGGGGTTGAGGATCCAAGCAATTTAGATAACAAATACGATAGAAATTATATCCGCAATTGTGTTTGGCCAGCCATTATGGACAAGTTTGGAATTGCAGATATCAATACAATTCGCAGTATCAAACATCTAGAAGAAGCATGGCAACTAACTACTGCGCTGGCAGATATTGACTTGTCTGCTGTAACCTTAGCAGACGGCTCAATGGATTGGTATAAAATTAAGGATCTTGGATATCTGCGAATCAAAAATATGCTGTTGAGATTGCTTGGACAGGCCCAAGTGTACAGCTTCAGTATTGGACAAGTAGAGCAGTTTGCCAACGGCTTGCTGAACGCCAGCCTAGACAATAGAAATCAACTCTCAGTAAAAGGCCTGGTTTTAAACAAAATAGGTAACCGTGTTATTATTGAACGGTGCCACCAACAAGCAGCTTGACCTTAATTGTATTTTCAATTATCTTAGTACATGTCAGAAAAATCCGCGTTAATTGTAATTCCTACCACAGGATCGTCTACTCTTGAAGATGCTGTATGTAGTGCGGTATCTCAAACATACCGCAACACCGAAGTATGGGTGATAATAGATGGGCCAAACTTTAAAAACAATGCCGAGAGCATACTTGTAAAATATCCCACAGTTAAAACCATGGTCTTGCCTGCCAATACCGGCCGCAACGGCTGGTACGGCCACAGAATTTATGCGGCTGTTAGTTATTTGTTTGATCATGATTACATTTTGTATCTAGATCAAGACAATTGGTTTGAGCCGCACCATGTCAACACCATGGTTGAGTGTTGTGAAAAAAATAACTGGCAATGGTGTCACGGACTACGTAAAATTCATGATGCTCGAGGGAGATACATATGCGAAGACGACTGTGAAAGTCTCGGACGCTGGCCAATATATGTAAGTGATCAACATCATTTGGTAGACACATCAACATACTGTATACGTAAAGATGTAATTGTTAATCTTGCATCTGCTTGGTATAGTGGTTGGGGCGGCGATCGCAGGTTCTATTCTATTATTACGCATCATGTACCAAACTTTGGATGCACTGGCAAATCGACCGTTTGCTACAGGCTAGATGGAAATCCTAACTCAGTAAATGCTGAGTTTTTTATTCAAGGAAATCAAATAATGCAACAACGGTATCCGGGAGGCTTTCCATGGAGGACATAACAGGCTGGTATGCCAGCGCTATACGCAATGGAACATATTTGGAAAACAACGGGTCTAGACAACTGTCCAACGAATTCACTGCATGGCTTGAACACAGAGCCGGGTCGGTCGTAATAAAAACAGACCCTGGGTACAGTAGCAGCAACTCCATATTCTGGCCATATACGTTGATATATTTTCAGCAGCAAGAAGATTTGGTTGACTATCTACTGACATTTGCTGAGACACCAACTCTTACTACTGTATTTTATTCCCCATACATTAAATGACCTGTATCATCCCCGGTTACAGACTCAACTATGACGGTATCTAAGCTATAGTTACGGAAATTCAAATGTGTCAGTATACAGCACCAGCAACTGTGATAGCAGCATTTAAACATTGCTCTAGCAATATCTTATTATTTAGATCATCTGCTGCTTCTGCAACACGAACCATTGCAGCAAGGTCTTGCATCAAATCTAGATATTCTGTTTGAGATATTTGTTGTTGGTCTAATGCCTGTTGATATTGAATTGCCTGCATTGCATTTCTAGCAACCATTTGTGATGAACTTGCTGCAAGAACACTCAAATTATTCATTATTTGACTCATGGTAGTTTCAACTTATTCCCTTCTTCTATCGAAATTAGTCTAGCTGTATCGTATATGTTGCGAACCTTTTGTTTGCAAAAAAACATACTCACTGGACCTTTTGCAAGCATGGTTTGAAATCGTTCAATTTCTTCTAACTGACCTGACAGCATCTTAACTAGATCTGTATCGCCTCTGCCTGCACTGTCTTCAAGTGCATATACAGTATCTTTATGCATCATTTCAAAATAAATTTTGGTAGAATCTTTAGTCGCACATACAACATCCTGGTCTCTACTAGTTACAGCTACATTAACAATACGTTCATAGTTAGCTTGGCTAAATTTAACTGCACACCCAGGTAGGATTAAAAGTGTAACTAATAATATTCTATGCATAATGGTATTTACCTGTGGCTGCCGTCGTTGTTTTTGTTATCGTATATTGGCATACATACCTGCTACAATTTAAATTGTATGATATATTTGGAAGATATTAAATGAGAATTGTGTTTTGCTTGCCCGGAAAAACATTCAGCAGTAACTATTTTAATTCCTGGAATTCTACCCTGTTAGAATTACAGAACAATAAAATCAGTTATGCATATTCAATGACATACGACCCTGTTGTGTATTATACTCGCAATCGTCTACTTGGCGGAAACAACACGCAAGGACGCAATCAAAAACCGTGGAATAGCCAGATTAACTACG